AGCAGGTGGTTGGCCCAGGGGCGTAATAAGTAATTTGTTAACGTGAGTAATTTAGGGCAGTTGTAATTTGCGGGCGATGAATCTAAAATTCTGGCAGCCAAAAAGAGCGGAGAAGCGCAGCAGCTTATCGCAGCCAACTGATTGGCTAGTGAATACTTTACAAAATGTTTTCGGATATCAAACAAAAAGCGGTCAGGCGGTTAATGATCGCACGGCGTTATCTATTGCGTCGGTGCACGCGTGCGTTAGAGTTATTGCAGACGGTATTGCGGGGCTATCTTTAAAACTATATAAAGACGATGGCACCAATCGCGAGCAGGTTGTAATCCATTACGCTACGGCATTGGTAAATGAGCCAAACCCGTATCAAACAAAATACGATTTTACCAAATACATGGTGAGCCACTTGGCGCTGAAGGGCAACGCCTACGCTTTTATCAATCGCGACAGCAGATATTTGGGCATTGAGTTGCACCCGATTGCACCTGATTACGTTCAGCCAATCATGCAGGATGGTCAATTGTTTTACAAAGTGAATCGCAAAGGATTCCCTGGCATGATCCCAGCGGCCGACATGTTGCACTTTAAGGGGCTTTGCGGTGATGATCCGCTTGTAGGTTTGTCGCCCATCGTGGTTCACGCCGAAACCTTGGGCATTGATTTGGCAGCAATTAGCCAAAGCGCTGGAGTCTACAAAAATGGAGTATTGAAATTTTTGTTAACATCTGATGCGCAGATTAAACCCGAGCAGGCAGTGCCATTGAAGAAATCGCTCGACGATGTAATTGATGGGGCAAGCCGTAGCACAGTGCTACCCAATGGCATCAAGATGGAAAAGTTGAGCCTATCGCCAGAAGAGGCCCAGTACTTAGAAACGCGTAAGTTTTCTGCTGAGGAAATAGCCCGCATTTTTGGGGTGCCCGCTTCCATGATCGGCGCAAAGGATGGCATCAAGTCCAGCGTTGAGCAGGAATACCAAGATTTTTACGCACGTACTTTGGCATCCTATGCGATTAACATCGAGCAGGAAATGGCCCGCAAGCTGTTAACAGAAAATGACAAGTTAACTTATTATTTTAAATTTAACTTTAATTCGCTGTTGAGAGCCTCCGCCAATGAGCGCGCTGATTACTACAATAAAGGCATTCGCGGCGGTTGGCTTTCACGCAACGAGGCCCGCATGTTTGAGGACGCAAACGGATTTAATGGAGGCGATGAGTATTTGATCGAATCTAATTTGATGCCGTCGAGCAAAATCGATGAATACATGGACGCTAAGATTGCGCAACTAATGAGCACCGCCGACAAAAACAACAACCCAGAGGGAACTAATAACACAGAAGTAATCTAATGAAACAAGAAAGGCGCACATTTACGGGCACTGTTCACACCAGAGAGGACGGCGAAGGCATGCCCAAAGAAATTGGCGGCATTGCTGCTGTCATTAATTCCGCTACGGATCTCGGATATTTTGAGGAGGTGATTTTGCCGGGGGCGTTTGACAATGCTCTGTCTAAAGATTACGACATTCGCTGTTTGTTTAACCACGAAGCCGAGTTAATTTTGGGCCGCACAAAAGCAAACACCTGCAAAGTGTTTGTAAATGGCGACGGCAATCTTGAATATACCTGGGTCCCAGATTACGAAAACCCTACACATATGAGCGTTGTGCGTTCTATCATGCGCGGCGATATCACTCAAAGCTCATTTGCTTTCACAATCAAAGAGCAAATGTGGAGCGAGTCAGAAAAGTACGGATCTATGGGCAAGCGCACAATCAAAGTAATTGAAAATTTGTATGATGTTAGCCCTGTAACTTATCCCGCTTACGCTGACACTGAAGCCGACGCCCGTAGCATTGTTGCTATGCGAGATCAGGAGCAAGAGATTGAAGAGGCCAAAAGAAGCCAAGCCTCTGCCGATGTTATTAAATTGGCTTTACTTAGATACCAAAACCTTTAAACAAAAAACAAAATCATGAATAAAATTAAAGCATTGAAAGAAGAGCGTGGACGTTTGCTCGGCGAATTGTCTACCTTGCAAACCACAATCGAAAAAGAAGCCAGATCTATGGCTGATTCAGAAACCAACCGCTTAAGCGAAATCGAGGCTCGTTTGGGCGCGATCAAAGCTGAGGTTGAAACCTTAGAAAAGTTGCAGAATCTTGCAGCTCAAGCCGCTGGCCACGTTGCTAGCCGTAGCGAAGAAAAAGAAAAGGCCGACATGGCTAAAGAGTACAGCTTTAAGCGCGCCATTGATATGGCTATCTCTGGCCGTCGTGAAGGTGTTGAAGGTGAATTTTCTGCCTTGGCCTCTAGCGAGTACCAGCGTAGCGGTGTAAGCGTAAGCGCTCACTCTATGAAAATCCCTTCTGAAGTATTTAAGCGTGATATGTCTGCTACTGGCGGAACTTCTGGTTCTGAAGGTGGTGTAAACGTTCAAACTTCTGTAGGTTCTATTATCGACGTATTGCTTCCTAAGACCGTATTGCGCGGTTTGGGTGTTCAGCAGTTGAGCGGATTGGTTGGTAACTTGGATATGCCAACAGCTTCAACTGTACCTTCTGCAGGTTGGAACACTGAAAACGGAACTGCTACTGAAAAGAGCCCCGCGTTCAGCAAAATCACTTTCAGCCCTAAGCGTTTGGCCGCTTACATTCAGGTATCAAACCAGTTGATGTTGCAATCTAGCAACTCAATCGACGCTTACGTGCGTAACTGGTTGTTGAATGCTATGGCTCAATCTTTGGAAACTGCTGCTATCAAAGGTGGTGGATCTAACGAGCCTACTGGTATCATTGCTAACTCTTCAGTTAACGTAACTTTTGCAGGTGGTGCATCTTCTAACAGCACAAACGCTAACGGTATCGCTCCAGTATGGGCTGACGTTGTTAACTTGATGAAGGCTGTAGAAAACGCTAACGGCGAGGGTGTTGCTTACTTAACCAACCCTAAAGTAAAAGCTGCTTTGCAAACTATCCCACGCCAAGCTTCTGGTGTTGAAGGTAACTTCATCTGGCCTGCTGGTGGTTCTGAATTGAACGGTTACAATGTAGCCACTTCAACTTTGGTTCCTTCTAACTTGAGCAAAGGTACTAGCTCAACTTTGTCTGCAATGATCTTTGGAGATTTCAGCAAAATGGCTATCGCTTCTTGGGGTGGTATGGAGTTGACAGTTGACCCTTATTCTGGCGCTACTGCTGGCTTGACTAACGTTGTTTTGAATGCTTACTTAGATTGCAACTTGTTGCAGCCTACTGCTTTCGCAGTTTGTAAGGACATCGTAGCCTAATAACTTGACCGCTTGGGGTCATTAAAGTACCAAGTGCCGGGGGTGATCTTGACTGCATCGCCCCTGGGCCAATATGAAAGTGAGATTTACAGCAAACCCTACAGGGCAATTTAATTTAAGTTACAACGTAGGCGAGGAAGTAATAATGGAAACCAAGCAGGCCATGCTCTTAATTGAGGCGGGTGTTGCTGAAGAGATTGCAGTATTGACGCCTACCAAAAAGAAGGCAAAGCCAGTAAACCCTGAAACCGAATTAGACGCCGAATAAAATGTTTGTCAGCCGTAGATATACCGCCTTCGCAAATGCCGCTACTGATTACCTCAGTTTGGCAGATGCAAAAACCCATTTAAGGGTTACAAGTTCCTCAGATGATACTTACATTTCGGGGCTTATCTCTATGGCAATTGATGCCTGCAGTAATTATTTGGGCTACTCGATTCGCAAAGGGACGGCAAAGTATGGGTTTGACTCATTTACAGGCATGCCTGCGCTCGTGAATCCCGTGAATGGCCTGAATATACCTTCGGGCAATTATCTGCGCTTAAACACGCGCTGTTTGGCGGTTAACTCTGTGAGCTATGTGAACGACTCGCAGGCAGTTGTTGCTTTTGATTCTGCCGATTGGTTGGTTGCGCCTGATCCGATGGGCGGGTATAGCAGAAATATCTTTTTTGAAAATACGCCATCCTCAATAACGGACGATGTGATTAAGTACATTGTTGAAATCTCTGAGGGTTTTAATCCTGTAGGCACTTCTTCTGTAGACCCCGACACTATCATGCCCGCCACCATTAAGCACGCGGCGCTGCTGTTGGTTGCTCAGTACTACGATAACAGGCAGGCCATCATTACGGGTACTATCTCTAGCACGATGGACTTCGGATTTCACTACCTACTCGATCCGTACAAAATCCAAATCATGATCTAATGAATGCGGGGGTAATGGATGTTTTGGTAAGTCTGCAAAGTTACACCGAAACCATAGATACAAACACAGGCGAGAAGCTGCAAACGTGGACGGAATATGCAACCGCCTGGGCGCAGCGTGTTGAGCAGGAAAGTGGTGCCGAGAATGTAAACGCAGACAGGCGCGAACATAAACAAATTGTCATGTATACAATCCGTTTCAATTCTGCCGTAGGCGTTAAGCACAGGGTAGTTGATGACAACGGAGCGCACAACATTGTTAACATTGCAAACCTGCAGCGGAATCTATATTTGAAACTACAAACTGAATTAACGCAATAATGGAAAAAATCGACGGACTCGCTGAAACCTTGGAAGCCTTAAAGGCTATGGGGGTCAGTGTGAAAAGTCGTAAACTCCAGCAAGTTTTAAAGAAAAGCGCAAGCCCAATTATCGCAACGGCCAAATCTTTGGTGCCAGTCGATACAGGCGATTTGCGGGACTCAATCGGTTTTATTAATAGCAAGGATAATCAGAACTATGATAAGGCTTTGATTGGCTTGCGCAAGGAGTACCACAATAACTATCTAGGCGTGATGTATGAATACGGCACGGTTGAGCGAATCCAATCGAGCACAGGCCGCTATACAGGATCTATCGCCCCGGTGCGTTTTATGCAGCGGGCCGTTGATTCAAACGCCACAAGCGTTGAGGAAAACATAATAAAAGGCGTTGATCAAATCATTGCCGATTTAGCAAAGAAAAATAATCTAATATACAAATAACCATGGCAATCTCTGGACCAGTAAACGGCACGCTGATAAGCATCTATAAAGATGTTAGCGGAACCTTGACCAAAATCGCAAACGCGACATCTCATTCAATCGACATTTCTAAAGATATGATCGACGTTACTAACAAAGACAGCGCAGGCGCTAAAGAATTTATCGCTGGCGAATATGGCTACACTTTGAACGTTGAAGGTATTTTTGAAGAAGATGCATCTGTGAGCACAAGCGGTTTGTCTTTTAAAGATCTTTTGACCGA